AGTTTTAAATTGATTTGCAAATTCTTCCTGGGACATGTCTATTGTCCTTCATTTTGATCCCAGGCGTCATCTCCTATACGATGGTCTTCTGGGTTATCGATTTCACTATCAATTTCAGCAATCTCTTCATCAGACAATCTAAGAATTTTCTTCTGAACATAACTCTTACTGAACATTTGACCAACATATGGAGCAACACCATTTAATACTTCTATTCTGCTTCTTAAAATTTCTTGTTCTTTTGATTCAGTATAGTAAACATCTGAAGCAAATATATAACGGATGTCTTCTCTCATTTCATCCCAGTCTTGTTCGTTGATAACACCTTTAAGTATTAACTGGGTTCTTAGAAGATCGTCAATAAGTATTGCGAACTTTCTACGCAACTTAGCAATGAACTTTGTAAATTTCAATTCATCTCTAGTTATTTCAGCAGATCGACCGAAGTTTAATCCCGCTTGTTGCTCTAATCTTGAAACAGGAACATTTAGTGATTGATATAGTTTTCTTTGGAAATATACAACATCTTCAATTTGACCTAGATTATCTCCACCCGGTAATGTTTGAATCTCTGTTCCTCTACCACCTTCTTTTCGTGGTAACCAGAAGTCTTCAAGCATTGACATGAACTTTTTATCATCTCTAATTTCACCTGTACTAGCATCATAGACTAGTTTATTACGATATCTCTCCATTATATCTTTTAGATATTGTTCTGCTTTACCCGTAGGTAAGTTACCAACATCTATATAAAAGATTCTTCTTTCTGGAGCCCGTGTAATACGATATATTACTACCGCATTTTCCATCATTCTTAATTGATTTGCAGGTCTTATTGCTTTGTGTAAATACGACAGTGGTATATTTTTATCTTGATCTACTAAACCAGAAGGACAATACGCAATAGCATCTTTTGATATCTTTATTGCTTTATCATTAGCATTTGCTGGAGTATAATTACCTGCTTTTTGTTTTATACCTTTATCATCATAGATAAAGTATTCATTGATCTCTTTGATGACATCAATACCACCTTTACCAGTCTTCTCTCTTTTTACTTCCCGAACTTTCTTGATTTTTCTGGGATCGATATAACGAATATCTTTTATCCCGTCTTTTGGCTTCTGTAGATCAATGACTTTATGGAAGTATATACGACCATCAACATACCAACGCTTATAGTAATCCTGTGCCTTATCGTTAAAATCCATAAGGCGCATTACATTATCGTATTCTTGTTCGATAGACTTCTTGATATTAGCAGAGACTTTAAGATCGTCTAAGCATATTGCTAGGGGTTTTTCGTCATCGGTGTTTGATATGCTATCATTAACAATATCTTCAATAGCAGAATCCACATCTGCCATCATTGAAGTGTCACGATATCTCTTGATCAATTCTGCTTCAGTAGCGGCTACACCCTCAACATCAAAGTAAGTGCCAAAGTAACCGCCCGCATTAATGCTTTCTAAAGCGCCTCCAGAATCCGGGGCAACAAAACTTTTTTCACCTTGTCCCGGCTTCTTCCTTTTTATTTCAAAGCCAAATAATTCCATATTATATTATCCTAAAAAATACTACACTACATCGTAGTGTGTGTATTGAAATGTCACAGTAAATTCTTCAAAAATATCGTTTTGTGCGTATTGTAATGCTATTTCAGACATCTGAATAGGGAAAGAGTTTCTTAGAGTGTAACGCCCACCCTGTAAAACTTCGTCATTTCTGTCAAGATGTTCAACAGTAATGTCTGCTTGATATTCTCTAGGTGTGAGAATACCTTCGTTATTATTCCTATCATTCAGACCATTCATCCATTCCTCGAAAGGACGGCGCAGAGAGAATTCAGAATCGTTGACTACCGTGATTGTCCACGGATCAAATATTCTTTCGCCTGCTAGTTTAACTTCACGACCCCTATATTGGATAATCGCTGGATTCACATTAGAAGCGGGTAATGCCGCTCCTGTGACTAGTAGGCTCATTGAAGTGTCAACCCCGGTTACAAAACTCGGAAACGCTAAGGAAACTCTGAATTGATTGGGTCTGGCTCCACCTGCGCCTAGCCTTGCTTTAAATTCTTCAATATTCATTTCGTTTTTTCTCCTCGAATATTCTATTTATATTAGGTTAGGCACCAAGTTCTTCAAAAGAGATACCAGTTCTTGTCGCTACAAATGTCAATGTAATAAAGTTAATTGACTTCGCAGGTTTGACAAAGATATCTGCTCTGAATTCGTTTGCATCAATGACTGCCGCTGTGTTGTTCGTTTCATCACAAACAACTCGGAAATCATATATGCCCCTACGACCCTGTACATCTCTCAAGAAAGGCTCTGTGAGCGATCTAAACTGGGCTCTTGTAAATGCATCGTTGAATTCAAACAACTGAAATTTAGCGGCAGTAGAGATTGCTTTCTCTAATACTACAAACAGTCTTCGTACATTGATTCTGTTAAATGCAGAATCTTTGTCGAGTAATGTCTTATCACCGAAAAGAACAATACCTGACCCTGGGAATCCAACAACTGGATTAATACCATTCTTATACAATGTATCTCGTTCTGTTTTTCTAGGTGACCATGCTAATTTTATTGCATTCTTAATTGCGCCCCGATTATATCCTGCAGGAGAGAACCAAGGATCGTTTCGTAAATCTGCTACAACACAAGTACCAGCAATGTCTCCATTCAAGGGAACATATACATAACGATCATTGTACTTGTCATATGCGTACTTCCAACCACTATCTAAGACAGCGAATGATGATCTTGTATAATTGCCAGCAGTAAGTTCTGCAACAATATTAGTTGCTTCACTACCTTCTTGGTTGACTACGGATGCTCTTTGCGGTGAAATGAATACTAAACAGTCTTTCCTGATGTCGGTAACATTATCGATAATGTAATCTCCAACAGCGGCGAGATGTGATGAAGCCATTAATAATGACACATCAACTAATTCATCATTTGCAAACAGTAAATATCCTGATTGAAGATCAGCAGTTGCGGGTGAATCATCTGCTCCACCGGCTAAAGATACTTCTAAATCTGCGTGACCGCCTTCAAGAGTTTCGTATACTGTACCGCCTGCAGTAGCGTCTGTTGCTGTACCCCAATTAGTACCAGCAGTAGGATGATCTAACCAATGAATGTACTTCGATCTATTATTAATTACATCTTTGTAGTAATTTGATTGATTTACATCATCTTTGGCGTCAGATGCTTTTGATACCCCTGCGAATTTTTCTAAAACTGTTCCTGCAACTCCAGTGAATGCTCCATCTTCGTCAACGACAATAACATGAAGTTCGTCTAGTTGTGCTGATTTGTCAGCAGACCATTGAGTATTTGCGGGTGCATTATCGAATTCGCTTTTATATGCCCAGTCTGTATTTAGAACAGCAGTACCGGCTCCAGAAGAGCCTCCCCCACCACTAATTGTTACAGCAGGAGCAGAAGCATATCCATATCCCCCAAAAGTTACAACAATCGATGTTATGACACCACCGCCGGCTACAGCAGTTCCTGTGGCAGTTTGTCCACCAGCTGGTGCGGCTGCAAAGGCAAGAGTTGGTTGTGAACTATATCCAGATCCTGCATTAGTTATTGTTACAGATTTAACTGAAGTTGAATTCCACGATGTAAAGTCTGCCATAGAGACTTTTAATGAATTACCCTTTGTGCCAGCATATCTGGCTGCCCAACATCCTTTTGATGCTTCTCCACCAGAATAACTTTCGTCATATATGCTTTTATTTTTTATTAATAGTCCTGAACCGTCTGAAGTAGCGTTTAAGGCGGATGAACCGACCTCTCTAACCGTAAGACAATTTGACCCATATGCTAGGAATGATCCCGCGGTCATGAAGTCTTCGTATTCGCTAAGTCTTGGCTTACCGAACCGATCTACTAGATTATTTTCTGAGTCTACAGACACAATTTCATGTGCAGGACCCCACTCAAAGTCTCCACATATGCCACCTATGGTCGTGGCGACAGCGGGAACAACATTTGTAAGGTCTTGTTCTTGTATCAGAACTCCTGGTGATAGCTGGAAAGCCATGTTGATCTCCTCGATGTTAAATTATTATAGTGTTACTAAGTCTTTCGTCTGAATTATTTATAATAATCCCGTTTTCTCATGATCTACCCATACCCACGCATCACCATTTTCAACAAATACTTCAGGCTCTTGTCCTGTATCGATTATACCAAAAGGTGTTAAATTAGAAGATATCGAACTCATCTGCGAATTGTACAACTCTTCTCTTATATTAACATCTGTCAAATCTCTAAAAAATACATTGGTTGATACCCAACCAAATAATACCAAACACATTGCTAAATCATCATGATAACCTTCATCAGCCACAAAAGTTCCACTCTTCTCAACAAAGGTGGATAATTCAGATATACACTCAGCATCAAATAATAATAGTTTCTTTTCTTCTAACAATGACTTTAAAGCAAAACATCCTTGTCTTTTTACAGCCTTAGATGTCTTTACACCCAATCTAGTTGTTTTACCAAATCCAGGAGAAATATATTGTTTGTTTCTATCTTGAACGGTACTGAAAATATTTTCATATTCCAATTCTTGATGTAATATATCTACTACCTGTTGTCCAATATCATTAGTTTCTGTCAAAACATATGCATTATTAAAGTCAGTTGCTACTTTTTCAATTATATTAGGATATAATAGGGGTGATATTTTATTTTCCCTATATTTACCTACAAGTCTAAATGGCACCTCTGTTATATCAATTAACACAAATGCCGAATAATCTCCTCCAACACCTCTCGATGTGTCGGCGACTATCACATAGTATTTATTCTCTTGTGGTTCTTCGTATATATCTAGATTATCTTTAGTATATATGGGATCCACTGAAGACATAACACTCAATGTTTTAGAGTTAATCAAAGTATTAGATGATCCTAAAAATTCACATAATACTTCCTGATTGTACTTCAATTCTCCTAGTAATCTGAATTGTTCTTCTGCCCATTTTTCATCTCTACCTGGAATTTCAGTATAATGAATGAACATATTTTTAAATCCATTCGTACCCTTCTCTGCTTCGTTCCAGAATTTCCAGAAATGATTATATCCAAGCGGTGTAGATGTGAGAAGAATCTTTGTTGTCTCGCCAGCAGAGATAGTAGGATATACAGATGCGAAAAAATCTTCTGCTATATTGTTTGGTATGATGGCTGCCTCATCAATATACAGCCAGTTTACAGATTTACCTCGAATACCAGAGGCAGTTGTTGCTGAGGTGAATACTACTGAATTATTCTCTAAATCAACATTACCCTTGTTCCATGTCTTAACACCTTGTTGCATCCATACAGGTAAGTTTTCATACATGATCTGATATCTTGACATCACTTCTCTGGCAGCCGCAGTTTTGTTTGCCATAATTGCAACAGTTTTATCATCATTGAAAATCGTGTAATGTAAAATGCATGCCGCGGCAGTAACAGTCTTTCCTTGTTGTCTGCCTTCCATAAGAATTGCTTTACGCTCTCCCATGATAAAGTCAACTTTTCTTTTTTGACAATCATACAACTTAAATTTTTGCAATCCTTGATCCAGCGTAATGATATGACAGTAATTTTCTATAAAGTAAATTACATCATCTTTACACTTTAGATATTCCTTTATCTGCTCTTTAGTAAAATCGTGCTGATGACCTACGGGCTTTAGATTAGGATTACCATGATATGATGTTTCAAAAACAGTATCAGTCATGTTCAATTATATTCTTCTCTTCTTCTGTATCTTTGTTAAGCATCTTCAATAACTCTGAAGTACTACCAACAAAAAGATTATTATTTGTAACTGGTCCTTGATTTGGATTGAGAACTTGATCTATTTTTTGTTTTTTATCTTGAATTTCCATAGCATCTTTCGCGCCCTCAGACATGTTTTTAATTAACTGTCCCGCAACTTCGTATGCTCTTGGATTATCGCTGTTCTGGGCTATAGCAAGAATACCTTGAATTGCTTCTTCATTATAACCTTGCGATCTTTTTAATGCTTGACGAGCCTCTTCAAAATCAGTTTCGATTTTATTACCACTATCATCCTTAATAGCAGGAAGTTTAACTTCTTGAGTCTCCGTCTTTGCAGTCTGGAATGTTTTATCCAGTGCATCAAATACTTTATTCTTCATCATCATTACTCAAATGTTTGTTCAAATTGTTCAATAAATCTAAATGGATCATTAGGACCCGGTGAGTCTACATGTCCTTCTGGACCCTCGATAACTACAGTTGGCGCAGAAGTGTATCCAGAACCACCACTATCAATATCTATTCGT